CGTCTTCCTCTCGGCGGGACAAGTCTCGGATCTGGTGGGTCAACCAGTCCCCGAAGGCGGTTTTCCGGCCATGGGTTCCCCCTTCTGGCCCGGTGCTTTACCGGGAGAAGAGGCCATGGACGCAATCCGGCTGGGAGTGGTTGCTACTGGCGCTCAGGACTTTGATCGAGGAGTTCCTTTTCTCCTAGATCAATGGGTCCGTTGGGACACCACAATCCGAGATCGTTTGGCGGCACGAGTGACCTGGTTCGAGGAACAATTCCTGGGGGTCGATCTCCTTCCGGTCCGTGAAGGACCGGAAGGTCTGACCACCCGGGGTATTCCTATGGGACTAGGTCATTCCTGGCCGGCAATGCCCATCCTGTCCATCTTCTGTTTCGAGTCTACTAGCCCCTGCGGACGGATCCTTGAGGGGCCGCCTCGTAGGGCTCCGCGGTTGGTACCAGTCAATTACCTCCAGGTAGACACCTGTGGGGATGACTTGGTCGCTAAAACCAGTCGGAGTCACTCCGAGGCCCATTCGAGACGACTCGAGGAATGTGGAGGACAGATCTCCAGGGGGAAAGACTTTGAGGACGACGAGTACGCCGTCTTCACAGAGAGACTCTTCCGGAATGGAAGGCCTCTCGGTCTTTGCCCGTTCGCCCCGGTAGTCGCACCTTCTGGCGCTGCCCGAGAGAATACGTGGTATTCCTGTGGTGGGTCAATGAGACAGGGGTTCGTCCTTAATCAGACGAAGCCCTCTCTTCAGAGGTCCATCGAGAGGAACTGTCGGTTCTCGTCGGAATGGCAGGTGGCCAAAGGATTAGGGATCCCGATCTGGGCCCCCTATCGACTAGGCGGGTGTTTGGCTTCGACGGCGGTGCGTCCTTCCTATAATGTCGGAGTGTTAACCCGACTCCAGGATTTCGCGACCGGGCTCTCAGTGAAAGAACTTTCCTTGGAACGGAAAAGTCTGGCCTTGGTGGTACCTTCTTCCGTAAGGAGGGCCTCCCAAAAGGAGTGCGCTCGTTTATGGAAGGAGTGTACCGTTAAGGTGATAGACTTCGCCGAACCGGGGGAAATAATTCTTCCGCTTGAGGTTGCCCCGGCCGTCCTGGGGGCGGCTGCTGCTTCTCTGGCGGCCCTCGACGGCCTCCCTGGTGGGGAGGCCCTCGAGAGACCGCGTATTCACGACGCAGCGCTCCGATTCTTCAGGAAGTTGGCGCGGGTTCGGCGCCGAAGCCGGCGACCTTCTCCTCGCTCCCTAACAGACCTCTGGGAGGAGTGTTTGGAGAAGCTGGAGTTCCGGGGGGTCGTTTTGGAGGGTTTGCCTCCGACAAACCTAACTGTACCGACGATTGGGTGGATTGATGTTCCGGATAAACCGGAACCCACCTATCAGGCATATGTAGGTGAGTCGAGGGTCGTCTATCAGGACGACGAGGTACTCCTTCCCTTCTAACGACGAAGGGTCGACCCGATTT